AATCATTATGAAATCACCAGCCTTAAAAATAGCGCCAGTAGATGCAGGTAAATTAGCCAGCGACAAGGTTTGTGAGTTGGCGGCAGGTGTAGCGCCTAGCGTTACAGTCGTTGGGGTTGTAGCCGCACCACCTTGATACGCAGTAAACCACCGCAAGTTGTCGCTGTTAAACGTAATGGTTTCTGGCAACTGCCTGTCAAGATTGTCAATGGTTTGAATGATTTGACGAGAGGTTGCATAAGCCAAATAGTTGTGCGGAGAAACAGTGAACACCCAAGGCACAGCAGTCAAGTATTGAGCCACACGCATTTGACCAGAACGACTGACCTGTTGGCCTACCGTTCTGCGGTTGTTAACAGTCATTGACTGTTGCACCTGAAAAATGGTTTGGAATGACATTAAGTTCTCCCGAAATTAGTAGACAGGTTTTTGTTGGCGTATTGGTTTGCCGCCCAGATTGTGTTTGAGCTACCAAGCAAACGATCTTCAAACGACTTAACGTCAATGGCGTTAATGTAGTTGTTTGTGACGTTGGTGGTGCTGCCCATGCCCATCTGGTTGTTCGGAATAATTGTCCCAGAGCCTGATGGCATAAACAATTCTGGCCCACGTTCACCCACGATGTACGGGCTACCTGCGCTTACAGGGCCACCTGTGGCTTTTCCCGTTACTCCAGTTGCCTGATAGACATTTGCAAACCAATTGTCATTTGATGCGTTAGGCCCAGTTGCAAGACCAAAAGCCGCACCCAAAAAGCGCATCACAGCAGCTTTCATTTGGATTGCAATTAAGTCTTGAATGATGCTACGAGCCAAATCCTTCATGCTTAACTTGCCTGTCTTGACAAAGTTGTCAATGGCTGAAGACAAGTTGCCAAACACGCTATCAAACACTTGCTGTGTGCGCTTGGCAGACTCATCCATAGTCACAAACATTTTTGCAATTTCTTCTTGCTTGTTAAGTTCTTTTAATACTAGTGGGTCTTGACCTTCAACTTCTTTGCGCTTACGAGCGTATTCCAGAGAAATTTGAGCAAGCCTTTGTTCTTGCTCTGTTGCATAAATCATTTTGTATTTCAACTCAAGCGATTCGCGTTGAAATTCCATATCGCGAGTTTGGTTTTGTGCGCTAACAACTAAAGCACCTCTGCGATTGTTTTCAATAGCCCATGCAGTGTTAAATTCATTTGCCGCTGCTTCTTCTTCGTTAAACTGAGCAATTGCGTACTTAGTGCGGATCTGCTTAATTTTTTCCGCAGTCTCAGTTGCAATAACAATTGCTTTGTTTTTGTAAATCTCAAGATTTTGTGTGGTGGCTCTAAAATCTTCTTGCTGATTCTTTTCAGCCATTTCTCTACGAGCGTCTTCTAATTTCTTGGCAGATTCAAGCTCAAGCATTTGCATTTCATTTGCGCCTTGCTTTGCTACAGCAAATCTTGCTTCTGCTTCAGCTTTAGCAACTTCATTGATTTTGCCTTTTAACATTCCTTTGTATTTGTCGTACTCGTCTATTTTTTCTTTTGCACTTCCAACATCCTTTGAAGATGCAGAGCGACCTTGAAGACGCTGTATTTCTAGCAAGTTTTCTTTGCTGGCTTGCAATGTTGCAAGAACTTTTCTCCAGCCTCTTGCAAAAGCCGTATCTTCTTCTTCGGAAGTTCCCGCAAGTTTTTGTTTAATGTCAGCAATCTGTTTGTCCAAAGCCATCATGTTGTCTGATTGCGTTGGACCAGCAAGCAAAGATTTAAAAGTATCCCAATAATTGCTTGTTGCTTTGGTTAGAGAATTCCATGCGCCCTCAAGCAAACCAAGCTCTCTGCGTTGTTGCTCAAGTTTTGTGTTCAAAGCAACTGCAACTAATTGTGCTGCCTCTTGTTTTTTACCTGCTTTTTCTAGTGCTTCTATTTGCTTGTATTGCTCAAGCGTCAAGAAATTCATTTCTTTGTTAAGTGACTTTGCGCCTTCTGCTGTTCCACTCAAACCGCCTTTAAGTTTTTGCGTTGCTTCTGTTGCAGATACACCAGCAATTTCTGCATAAGTAACAATTGCTTTAGATACAGCACCAATAGACTTTTCAGTAAATTGACCAGAAGAAATTAAAGCTAACAAGGCTTCTTTAGCATCAGCAATACTTGATCTTGTTTGCCCACTTAAAGTATTTGCCAGTTTAACAAAAGATTCTTGCGTCATGCCAGAATAGTTGCCACTTAAAGTTAAAGCGTCTTTAAGTTTTGCAAGGTCTTCTGAAGATTGATATGCAGCCAATCCAACAGCGCCAAGTCCAATAGCAACAGAACCAAGGCCAACAGTAAACGGAGTAAACAAAGACCCAATGGCTTTGAACATATTGCCCACGCCACCCATCGTGTCTTTCAATTGACCGCCCTGTTGCAATGCGGCAATAAATGGACTTTGACCAGAAGCAATCTGTGTAAAGAAGTCAGTGGTCTGGTAAGTCAGGTTAATCTTCTGTTGCTCATTCATCTTGAACGTAGCACCAGAAGCATTCTTTGCTGCGTTGGCAACCTTGTCGTAAGCAGCAGCTTGCGCCAAAAGTTGCGCTGCTTTGTCACTTCCCTTGATATCCTTTAACCGACCTGTTGCCAACTCACGCTCAATTTGCGTAACTTTGGTTACTGACTTGCCGTAATCTTCTGTTGCATATTTCAACGACTGAATTTCTTTGTCAGCCGCCTTCATTTCACGCGCAATGGCGTTCTTCATCTTTTGCGTTTCGTAAGCAACCTTTTGTGCTTCCGTGGCAAAGTTACCCATCTGGAGATCAAGCGCGATCCCCAATGTTGCTGCGTTTTGATGAGTTGCCATTACTTCCTCTTTCTAGCGAGTTTCTGCGCGTATTCTGGAATTATTTTACCAAGACTGTTTTTCAAATCATTGATGACAGTTGTGGCCCCATATTGCAATGCTGGACGCAAAAATGGTCGTGCAGGTATTTTAGATGTGCCGTATTCTTGAGCCAATGAAACAGCACTGCGTTTGACAGAAACAATTGCCAAGACAACAGAGTTTTCGCTAATGCTAGGTGCTTCTCTGTCGTTGGGAGTTGTAAGCCGGGACTTTAGCTTGAGGGTATCCCTCATGTGAAACGGACTGTAGGCGCTACGAGGCTTTTCGCTGTCGTATGGGGCATAGGCTAGGGCAGCGTAATAAACGCTCTGCATGGACTCCTCTGCGGCCTTGGCAAGCGTGTTCTTAAGCACCACATCCATCTTGAAGCCATTTGCAAGGTCAATGATTTGTTGCTCAAACTCAGCAAAGCCCGAAAGCTGGAACTTCATGTCCTTGCCTTCAAAGCCTTGCGTATCAATGTGTTGAGCCATGCTACTCTTTCAGGTAAGCCTCCGAACCCGGTCTAGTAGTCAAGAATGCCATCAATTGCTTGCTGGCTTGCTCTTGCTGTTGTTCCTTTGTCAGCGGCGGGACAATGTATTCGTGCGTTGATGGAAGAACATCTTTCATCGTAAACGGTCTTGTTGTCTTCTGTATTTTCGAGTTTAAGTTGCCTGTGGTCAAGGAACTTAAAGCCAGCAAAATAGCTTTGTTTCCCAACATACCATCCGACAACATAATCTCGATATTCCGCATATCGTCTACAGGAACATCATCAGGACACCCACCATGAGCGTAAACATACGCTCTGGCTTGCAGGTGAATGTCCCAAATTAGTTTTTTCGAGAGTCCTTGTAACCGGGCTGAATTGCCTCAGAGATTTTGGCAAGGACTTCCAACTGAACAGCAGTAGGCCATTCAGCTTCAATGTCTTCATAAGTGATTTCATCAAGCGTTCCATTTACAGGAACAAGCAGCCTGATGTACTCAACCATTCGGTTTTCCATCTGCAAGATGGTTTGCACCAATTCTTTGGTAGAACGGCCTTCAACAACCACATCGTCATCAGTGACCTCAATGCCTTCAATGGCAAGAGAGTCACGAAAAGATGAGGTCATCTTGTCAAAGCGTTTTTGGTATTCGGCTTGATCAAACTTCTCAATGCGATCTTGCATGGCATCAAGCTCTTTTGTCAGCGGAACACGAACCTTGAAGTTGTATCCAGCAAGCTCAAAAGACTTAGTACGCAGATTGGGGATTTCGCCAAAGGCAGATGTGAGTTTTGTCATGGTTTATCGTGTAGCTTTGATGATCTTGTGGTAAATCGACTCATTGATAGAAATGGCGTAATCCACCACTTCATCAGGAGTTAG